CGCAGTCAATGATGCAGCTTGAGCCAGTGGGAATGTATGGAAATATTTCCGATACATCGTTCTTTGGCATTAACCGTGACCCTGCACAGGCTAGCCCAGAGCCAGCTTTGCGAGGACATGCTTTTAATGCTTCGACCGCAGCCGCACCTGCTGCTTTAACAGCCTTGTCTCTTACTCGTATGCAACAGTGCCTAGACGCACCGCTTGTAGACGGGCTTGGAGTTGCTGCTAGCGCTACTGGTACGCACACTTACCAAACTGGCACATTGCCAGATGGTGGTGGCAAGGAAGCAGACATCATTATGATGAACTCGCTTACTCGTCAGCAGTACACAGCGCTTCTCCAAGGAACTAATGCAGGCAACCTGTATGTAACTACTGACTCTGCAAAGAATGGCGACGGTGGTTTCTTAACCTTGGGTTACGCAGGCGTTCCCATCAAGACAAGCCGTGCAATCCATCGTGGTATTCTTGCGTTCTTACGTAAGGACACATGGAACATCACAGAGCTTGAGTCGGCAGGTTTCGCGGACATGGACGGAAACGTTCTTAGCCGTGTGCCAAACGTTGATGCCTACCGAGGCTTCTACCGATGGTACTGGAACCTTGTGTGCAAGCAACCTAACTGCAATGTGATCCTTTTCGGTGTAGCATTGAACTAGAGTGAGGGGAGGGGGTTTCGGCCCCCTCCTTATTTTATGTTAGAAGTATTTCAAATGATTACGCTTGTGTTGGTCGATGTGGTGCTTTTGCAAAAAATTGCAGAGCATATTCGATTGCGACATGATAGAAAAAAACAAGAAGCAGAAGAGCTTGCGTATCAGCACCCACCTTCTGTTCTTTTTGGTAGGGAGGTTTAGTCGTGGCAATGGGAACTTTAGGCTCTGCTTTTGATGCTGCAAAAGACACGATGAGCCCTGGAATAGACTACCTAGGCATGGTGCAACAAATAGGCAAAGGCATTACGCAGGCAACGCAACCGACGCAACCGACACAGCAGCCAAATTACCAATCTATGGTGCCTCCTCAGTCAATGACTATTTCGCCACCGCCGCAGCAACCAGGCCAGCCACGCACAATGCCGTCGCCACAAGCAACCGCAATGCAGCAGGCAGCACAAAGGCGTCTTGCAACACCACAAAAAGAAGAAGACTCTGGGCTCGGCAGCGCTTTAGGCACAATTGTTGGAGGCATTGCTGGTGCGTTTGCCGGTAACCCAGCAGCAGGGGCAGGCATTGGAAGCGCCGTAGGCGGCGGAATTGAAAGCCTGTTTTAAGGCTGGAGGCAATAATGGTTAAAGATCAAAAGTTTCCTTCAGACATGCGAAGCCGCATAGGTGATGGCGACACTGCAAAAAAAGACAGCAAGCGTGCGTGGGACTTGTCCTTGTTGTTTTTGTCCGGCAACCAATGGCTGTCATACGATGTAAACCTAGGAAGGTACGAGCTAGTTAGGCCAAGAACTGGAGCAAACACGCACGCTACAGTTAACTTGCTCCTTAACATGTATCGAAACATTTTATCGAGACTAAGCGTAAACTACCCGGCTGTTGCCGTAATGCCAGCAACGCCTTCGGTGGATGACGTTACGAAAGCAAAGTCTACGGAGCTTTTTCTCGAGTACCATTGGAATGCTGACGATGTAAAAACAACTTTGTCTCTGGCGTTTTCATATCTTCTTTCAATGGGCACATGCGCTTTGCATACATATTACGACCCAAGCAAAGACCGCATAACAACAAGTGCCCACAGCGCGTACGACATTTTCTTTGAAAAAGATGTCACATCTCCAGAAGAGTCAGAGTGGATGGCTCTTCGGACATATCACACCAAAGAGGCTTTGAAAAAAGCATATCCAGACAAAACCAAAGAGATTCAAGAAGCCCCTGCGTCTATACAAAAAGACAGCCCGTCTGAGCCTAAGGTTCCAGCAAACAGGGTCGAGTTGTTTGAAATATATTGGCGTGACGGTCGGCACGCAATAATTATGGGCAACACGTACCTGTTTAAAGAAGAGGGCGCGCTTACAGACCCATTCCCCATTCAGATTATTCGGTACACAGTTATACCTACAAAACTGTGGGGCATTGGCTTAATTGAGCCACTTGTTGATCTTCAGTGGTTTTACAACAAAGCAAGAAGCCAGGTCATACAAAACGCAGAGCTTATGGCAAACCCTAAGGTCTTAATACCTAAGACAGCAGGCGTTCCTACCAACTCGTTTACTGACCGTCCAGGCGAAAAAATATATTACAACGCTACTGGTGGCAAACCAGAGATGATGGTTCCTGCACCACTGCCTGGATACATCATGGACAACATGAGTCGCATTCAATCAGAAATGGGGGATGTTGCAGGCATACACTCTGTGAGCTTGGGAAGGCGAGCGGTAAATGTTAGCTCTGGTGCTGCTATTGACGTGCTCGCAAAAAAAGACTTGAGCCAGCTTGAGATTACGCAAACGTTTATCGAACACGCTGTTCGCAACATGGCAAAGACAATTGTTCTGTATGCAAAAGCTTACTACACAGAAGGCAAGTACATACGAATGATGGACGAATACGGCGGCGTTATTCATCGAGAAATACAAAGCGAAGACCTTACGAACGATCCTGAAATATTTATTCAAGCAGGGTCTTTGTTTAGAAAAGAAGCGCAGGATAGAGATGCCAAGGTTATGGAAATGTTTAACCTTGGCCTTATTGACAAAGACACTGCCCTGTATGAACTGTCATTCCGCGCAAGCAACGCACAGGTTAGCGAAAAGGTTCGCACCTTGTCACATGCGCAGACAATACTTGAAGGCATTAAGCGTGGTGATGGACTAGAGGTCTACTCAACCGATGACCTTGCGTCGCTAGAAAAAGTGTTCCAAAACTTTATGCAAAGCGACGAGTTCTACCAAATGCCACAAGAACGACAAAATTACGTAAGCGATGTTTACGTATCTATTGTTTCATTTGGCAAAGGCCAGCAAGTGTACGACGCGATGATGCAGCAGCGCAAAGTGTTCCCTCGTGAAGTTATGCCAGGAACTGGAGCGCAACAAACAGCAAGACAATCACAATTGCCAGAGTCAGACGCGGCAGAGCAGCAGGTGGCTGGTGAGGCTGTAAGAAACGCATCTGAGGCTAATGCTGTTGAAGACTCAGTAAGCAGGCTTGCTGCTGGAACGGAAGCTACTATTTCGCCATTTGGGGGACAATTGTAATGCTAGTCTCAGAAGTAAAGGGGCTGTTTCGAGCGTATTGCGATGAGCCGGATGAAACGTTTTTATCTGACGCAAACGTGCAATCATACCTTAAGCAGGGCTATGCAGAGTTTAGGCGAAAGGTCACTGCTCTGGACCCCTATACTTACGCTATTGAAGTAGACATTGCAGTAACGGGTGACAGGTACGACTTAGCGGATGCTACAAACCCGGTCACAATTTTAGGCGCAAGCGTACCTGCCACACAAAGGCGAATGGTAGACCTTGTTAACGTGCGAACAAAAACTACAGAAAGCAGCTTTCAAGGTTTTCAATACAAAGGCGCAGCAGGCCTTAAAAGCCTGCCAAACACTTACCAAACATACACGCTTATGGGCACAATCTTAGCGTTTAGTGAAAACATAGACACAACAATTACGCTAGCGTATGTGCCAGAACAAGACACGGACTGGGCTGCTGGCACATTTATTGACGACATGGCGCAGTTTCATGACATGATCGCGCTTTACGCTTTTATGCAGTATCAAATTAGAGACGTGTCGGTAAACAAACCTTTAATGATGCAACTTGCTAAACGCGAACAAGAGCTTTCAGGTTACATTGTAGACAGAAACGTAGATGCTTCGCACTACGTACAGCGAACCATGGACAGCTACGAGGACTTCTAATGGCTATACCCTCACAAGAAGTAGAGATTCTCAAAGAGGGTGTAGACAACAGGACACCTAGCAATGCCAGCTTTGCTTTAAACTTGCTTTATAGGCGTGGTGCGTTTGAGGTGCGTGATGGGTTTGGGCAGCTTGCGCAAAGAACAACCTCCCTTAACATGCCTTTTACAACGTACAGGACTGAAGAGTGGGGAATAGTGAGTCACATTGGCTCTACTATTATGAAGACAAATTTTGGTCACACTCAGCTTGTGTCTCTTTTTAAAGCAAGGGTTAACACTGCAAACACTACAAGTAATCAGCCAACAACTCACGTGTGGAACAACAACTTTAGCGAGCTTGTTGCAGTTGTTCACATTGACGATTTAACAGACGGTACGCATTGGGAAGAGGCCCTGTATACGCATACGG